AGCAACAGAAGCAACAGAAGCAACAGAAGCAACAGAAGCAACAGAAGCAACAGCAGCAGAAGCAACAGCAACAGAAGCAACAGTAGTAGAAGCAGTATCCGGCAATAAAGATTCATCAATAGGTGGAAAAAAACGAAAAACAAAAAAACATCGTAAAAATTGTAAAAAACAAAAAAGAAGTCATAAATCAAAAAATTGATATAATGTTTCCATTAATATTATTTTCATAATTAATATTAATAAGTAATATGGTATTTATAACAGATTCAAAGAATTATATAACTGTTATTGATAATGTTTTTAAAAATAAATCTTATCATTATGTGTATGTTTCAATCGGGTCAAAATATAATCAACAAGATATTTATTTCTATTCATCATCAATGCCTCTAGCAAAACGAGTAGATACAAATGCTTTACATCAAATGGTTCCGTTGTTTTTATATACAAAGCCTTCTTCAAAAAACATATTGAATATTACAATAGATATATTTAGCACTGAAAGTGAAATACAATTTAATAAACGTTTGATAGAAAGTACCGATATTGATAATATGGATAATTTAATAATAAATATGAATTGTAATGAAGAAACAATAAAAGAATTTGGTGAACATATATTATCAACATTAATGAATTTTAATATTTTAGAGCCAAATTTTATGTTATGTAATTACATAAAATTTGCCAATTCACCAAATCCGGCAGAATTCCATGCAGAAAATAAAATACCAATTTATTTAGAAAATATATTTAAGGATAAATATATTAAATCTTATTATGAATGGTATGGTTATAAATATAATTTATATAACTGTATTTATAACGTAAGTTATGGTAAAAGCGACATATATTTATATAAAACAAAAAACGATCTTAATAATATAATAGGTCTATGTAATCAAAATATACAAAAAAAAATGACTGATATAAAAATAATAGAATTAATGGTAAATTCATATGATATATCAGTAATAAATGAAAGAGAACCACTGATAGGTTTTTCACATTCAATGCGTGAACTATATTTAATTTAGTTCTTCTAAACATCGTTTAAAAAAGATAGCTATCTCATTTTTGTCTGTACCTATTACAACATCATCCGGTATATAATGGTCATTTTCTTGGAAATAGCATAATATTGTAGGAATACCAGGCACAATTTTTTTCCTTTTAAAAAATGCATATAAATCAAAATTTGCATCAACATCTACAATAGCACATTGTACTGTATCTGGCATTTTTTGAAAACAATTTACAACATCTTGTTCTATTAATTTGCATGGTGCACACCATTCTGCTCCCAATTTAATAAAAATTAATCCCGGATTATCTTTTAATGAGTTAAAAAAATAATGACGGTCACTATATTTTGTAATTATTGGTAACCCCATATTATATAATTACTATTATTTTTATATATTTATTTTACAAGATTTTCTAATAGTTTTTTATTTAAATATCGTAAATTATTTGATATTATATGAATTGAGTTAATTGCATCACTACAATCAATAAACTGCCTAATATTATTTGCTACATTATACATAACATCATTTAATTCTTTATCTAATATATCAATTCTATCACGAATGGCTGCACAATTTACACATATATTATGTGTAATTGTGGTTTCTTTACATGTACACAATTCATCCCCATATTCGTCAGTATATTCATCATCTATGCAATAACCACATTGTATAAGTATTGTACTTTTTACTGATTTCTTTATACATTTACAATCACCATGATAAAACCTAGAGTTGCTTTGATTATCCATTATTTTCTTAATAAAGTTAATTTATTTTAGATAAATAATCCTTCAATTTTTTAACAAATTATAATTCGTTAATTTGTTATTTAATAAATCTCAATTACTATATAATTATGGATTCAACCAATGGTTATAATCTAGATATACATATGTATAGTTTTGAAGAATTATTAGGATTATTTGATTTATCTTATACAATTTCGTTGGAAGATATGAAAAGAGCAAAAAAGAAGGTATTAATGACACACCCAGATAAATCTAAATTGGAATCTAAATATTTTTTATTTTATAAAAAAGCATTTGATATTGTTGTCAAATTTTATGAAAACCAAAATAAACAAAATCAAGAAATAACAAATCAACAACAGGTATATACTGCTGGCCAACAGCATAACGATAAACAAACTACGCGTGCATTAAACAAAAATATTAATTCTATGGATAAAGAAAAATTTAACAATACATTTAATCAACTATTTGATAAAAACATGGTTAATAAAATTAATACAGATAAAAACAATTGGTTTACCAATGAAGATATTTTATACAAAAATGATGAAAAAGTGAATTCTCAAAATATGGGGCAAATGTTTGATAAAATTAAAGATACTCAACAAGGATTAGTCCAATATAAAGGTGTTGAAAATTTATTTATGAATAGCAATTCCGGTGATTCCATTTATGACGATGATAACAATGATAATTATGCTACCTGTGACCCTTTTAGTAAATTAAAATTTGATGATTTACGAAAAGTACACAAAGACCAAACCGTCTTCAATGTTAGTGAACGAGATATACATAAAGTACAACAATTCTCTTCTGTTGACCATATGATGAGAGAACGTGGTAAACAACCATTAAATCCTATGGAAAAACAAGAAGCTGAACGTATATTATCTCAACAAAATAGTCAATATAAAGAACAAATGATGCAAAAAGAATATGCAGATAAGTTGAAAACTATGCAATATGAAGAAAAAAACAAAAATGTTCTAGCTACGTTTATGCGAATAAAAAATTAATATTATTATTTGTCAATAAGTGTCATTCCAATGTGTTGTTTGCGTATCATTTCATGTTGTTTGCGTATCATTTCTTGTTTATTTAAATCTAATATAACACCACTATATACAGTATTTTTTTGTTCTATATCACTATAATTATCATATTGTGTAACAGTTAATGGTGTTATTAAATACCAATAATTCTGTATTTGTAATGGTAACCAATATTTATCAATTGCATATTCAAACTTATTTTCAGGGTTTTCTATTAATTTTCTCAATCCTGTTTTAAAATTATCTAATAGAATATCATAAAATTCACGTTTTACTATATATCCAGTTGTTGTTTGACAATAGAATACACGTGCTGCATATTCATACAATTCTTGATGCGGGGGACGATTATTTCCTGCCACTATTAATACATCCCAATTTATACATTTATTGTCATTAAATTTTTTGATATTTTCTTTAAATAATTCAGGATTTGTGAATGTTATGTCATCTTCACAAATAAATACTTGTTCATAATTACGAGTCTTTGCTAATTCTAAACATTTAATATGACTCATTGAACAACCAATTGCAGGTGTCTTTGGTTGTATTCCGGCAACTCGTTCTGCTGGTATTCCCATCTTTTTAAATTCTTCGGTTGCGTGTTCTAATCTATCTGTTCTATGGTCTAAGTTTATAAAAAAGGTATGGTTTAATAATTCCATATTAATAAGTATAGAATTATTTATTTATTATGTTTTTTCTACATAATCTAATATAGTATTCATTGTATGTCGTGTTTCTTTATCTGTTTCCATTGTGTCTACCTTTTGTGTTAATATATTTATACAATTCTTTAATTCATGTATTTCTTTCTGCATTTCTTTCATAGTTGTATGTATTTCTACCATACCATTATCATCTTTCCAGCTTACCTTTTTTTTATCTGTATTTGTGTCTACTTCTTGAACTGATACAGTTATGTTTGAAGAATTATCTATTTGTAACTTGGGTGGAATAGAATTAACAATTTCACCAATCGGTTTTGATGGTGGTGGAATATTATTCATTTCGTATTCTCTTTCTACCATCTGTTGTTTTAATAAATCATCCATATTATTTATTACACCATCTTCTATTTTTTCAGCAAAATCTACATTATCTGGAACATTCTTTTTATTCATTTCACTATATACATTTTGTCGTTGCTCAAATTGTCTTGCATATTCATCTTGACGTGTATCAGTTACAATTGGTGGTGTTGATATAATTGAATTACTCGGTTGATATGGATTTACATCTAATTCTTTTACAGGTTGACTATTTTGTTCTCGTATATTTCCCAACATATATGTTATCGTTTCTTTATTTATTCTATTCAAATCATTTACTGTTATTGTTTCATTTTTATATTTTTCGTAAAATGTTCGTATGATATTTTTAAACCATTCTACTTTTGTATTTGGATTGTAACCATTAAATTGTTGTTGAATTTGTTTATTTTTTCCAATTACATTCCATAATAATTCTTGATTTTCAGGTACAACGTATAATGCCATAAATATATTTGTTACATAAATATATTTATATTCTATTTTTGTTTATTTTTTTTTGATTTACGATGTTTCTTTCTATTTCTTTTAATTGTTTTCTTTTTACCGCCGGTTGTAGGTTCTTCTTTTTTTATTGGGAATAATGGTATTGATACGTTATATGATTTAAAAAAGGTACCTGGATCTTGTTTTGCTTTATTATCTTTATTATCTTTATTATCTGGTTTTAAAATATCATTTTCTGTTTCTTGTATTAAATTTTCCAAAAAATAATTCACTTCATCTGCTGTTGAAAATGGATATTCTTCGTTTTCTACATCTACCTTATAACCATTAATACTATACCCCTTACTATTTACATTTTTATTTGCATATACTTTTACTTTTGCATTTATTTGTTTATCTGTTTCTTTTTTGTCTTTATCCGTTCCAAAGAATTTTTCATTTAATTTATTACGTATTCCATCTAACACTGTAGTCATTACTCCTTTACATTCTTCTTTATTGGTATAAACAACAGTACCAGTAGCATGACCAGCACCAGCACCAGCTGCAGGAGGATTTGTTTTTGTATCCGTCATATTATTATATTAAAGTTATAATATAATGATATAAAATTACAGATTAAAAAATCGGTTTCTGTATTTATAAATATACGAGTCGGGTATTCGTTTATTCTTA